CTCCTACTTAATCCTTTAATAATGAGTTTACTCTTATGACATTTGATGAATGGTTACATGAAGATAATGGTTTCGGACCAAGAATAGACAGAATGTTAGACGATGTAAAAGTTGCTGTTGAACAAGAGCGAACTGATGATATAATAAAATGGCTTTTGGCTGCTTATGCTATGGGTCATGAAGAAGGGTATGATTCTGGTTACTATGATGGTTCAGATAGATCTGATTTTTAAACAGAAAGGATGTTATGACAAAAAATGCTCTGGAAGCCTTTAAGATTGGAAGCAAGGTAAAACTCGCAGAGGATGTTTATGGAACAATTACCGCTATCTGTATTAGAGGGAATAATCATGTCACCTATGAATGTAGTTGGTGGAATAGTCGTTCCCATGATAGTAAGTGGTTTCACGAAAACGAGATTGAGGTTACTCTTAGCGAAAAGACCCGAATAGGATTTGCTTAATATGAATGAGTATTTTGGTATTGGAAAAGCTAAACAAGGTTCTGAATATATTCCTAGACCGGGCGAAGTATTTCTATACGAAAAAGATCCCGTACAACAAATATGGGATACTAGAATTGGAGACGGTAAAACTCCAGCTAAAGACTTGCTACCATTAGCAAGTAGAGATATTTATGAGAGAGTTAAAATTCTAGAAGAAAAAATAGCAAAACTTGAAAATGACCGAAGAGTATGAAAACTGGGAAGATTGTATAAGAAGAACTTTTATAGAATTAGCAAGTCATATGGATAAAAATTCTGATCCGATTGAAACTATAATTGATTTTGCTTGGGCGGCTGGTGCAGATATGGTTTGGGTTAATAATGCCAAAGATGAACTTAAAAAACTTCGTGAAGAAGTTGTAAAAGCAAAAGAGGTGCTAAATGACAGAGTATGAAAGAAACCTAATACAGAATCAAATAGACGCTCTAAAACAGAAAATTAAGAGTTACGAACAGTCTTTAGGAGAACCTGTTGCTTGGGCTAAAATTAATGATCGGGGAGACTTATACGATCTTAGGTTGCAGAATAATCCCTATGGTGATCAAAATAAAGTTGTTCCTCTATTTAGGATTAAAAATGACTAATACTCTTTGTAATGGACTAGTAAAAAATAATAACCCTAAATCTCCTATAGAATATTTTGAATTAGTAACAGTAAGAGAATTTCCAGACTATGAAGGCGGTACATTTATAGATCAAATTAAAACCGCTGAACAATTCTTAAATACAGAAGAAGAGGCTCTTGATGAGCCATTCTATCAAATATATGGCAAAAGGTATGAATATGATGATAGGTATTCGCCTATCTTTTTAGGAGAGTTCTATTCCTTAGATAAAGCCAAAGAATTTTTGTATAACATTACTGGGGAAATTCCTCAAATAATATCATATTAATCATGGATAATCTGTTAATAGACATATCTAAAGACTACCATGAGGGAGGATATTGTAATGTAGCTAATCTAGTTGGCTATGACAACATAGTATTCAAGCAATTCTGCTCAAAAAAGAAAGCCAAAGAAGCATTAGAATACCAAAAAATATTAGCTCAATATGACTTTGCTCCAAATGTATATGGGGAAATTTGTAAATTAGATTATTCTCCGGTTTCGTGGTTATCTTTCACCAACGAAAAAAGCTCATGGGGATTTATTACAGAAAAAGCTTTACCAGTTAATCATACCAAAAAAACTATGATACTACTACAGGATTTAGTAGAGAATATAGCAACAAAGACTAAGTTAAAGTTTTGGGATTGCCACTGGTATAATATTGGCTTTGTTAGAAGAGGCAGACATAAAAAATTGGTATGTATAGACACTGGCAAAGAAAGTTTTAACGGTTATAGTAATGCGTGGGGCAATCCTGACCCCGGTCCAAAATGTTCATATTGTAATACCTACGAATGTAAATGTGAGGAATAAATTTATGCCATATATTAAAGAAGAAAATAGGTCAGATTTAGACGGCTGTATAGAACACATGATGGAATGTCTAAGAGGTAATGTTAGTCCTAATACAGATAATCCCCATTCTAATCCATATAAAGAAAAATTGACAAATGAAGAATTTTTGAGTATAGTTGGAGACATAAATTATGCTTTTTCACGCATTATTTCGGGTGTTATGGGAGATGTTTCATACTCTAAAATTGCTATGATTACTGGTGTATTAGAGAATATAAAGCAAGAATTTTATCGTAGAGTAGCATCAAGCTATGAAGATAAAAAGATTGTTGAAAATGGAGATATCAAAGAATACAAAAAATTATAATGGGTACAATGGATGTCAAAAGATTTTGATAATATTCTAAAGCAAATCGCAAAATCCAATCAAGAAATTCATAGAGTAGACAGTCATCTATCAAAAGATATTGGAGATATCAAAAGAGCAATAAAAAGTTTAGACGCTAAAATGAGTCTATTGATAGAAAAGATTCAACAACTAGAAGTTATCATGGATGCTGCCGAAATACTAGAAGAATATCAGGATGAAGAACAAGAAAAATATAATACAGAATGGAGTCCTTACGACGAAGATTACGAGCCGGAAGAATATGATAATTATGACTCGGATGATGAATAATGGCTAGTTTAGCTTTATTAGTATCTATCATTCTGATATTTATTATTTTGATTGGTCCGATAACAATTATACTAGCAAAAATAAAATTTCCAAAAATTATAGTTTATATATTATCTACTATATCTTTTATTTCGGGTATCTGGTTTTGTTCAATAGGAATTCCGGTATGGTATATAGGATTAATACCCATCTATTGTGGCTATGTTGCCATAACGACAGTTGAGAAAAAATAATTAAGGCTTGACAGCACTGATTGCCGATGTTATAATACGAACATCACAGGTTCGATAACGACACTTTTGGAGAAGAATAATGAAGTTGGCAGATAGAACGGTTGAGATTCACAGTCGCGGTTTGGATAGCACAAATCAGTTTACTATTGCTCAAACAAGCAAAATGTTTAAGATCCTTTCAGATTCTTTGTACTCTGATAAGGTAATGGCAGTTATTCGTGAGCTTTCTACTAATGCTTATGATGCTCATATCGCTGCCGGTAACAAAAATCCTTTTAAGATTAGTCTGCCTACTCAGGCTTCCCCGTCTTTTACTGTGCGTGATTATGGCACCGGTCTTAGCCAAAAAGATATGGAAGAACTGTATACAACGTATGGTGCATCCAATAAAAATGATAGCAATGATTTTGTCGGGTGTTTGGGCTTGGGAAGCAAGAGTCCATTTGCTTATACAAAGAGTTTTAGTACGACATCGTATCATAATGGCAAAAAGTATTCTTATATTGCTGCTATGGATGAAAGTGGTGTTCCTAGTCTGAATCTGTTTGGTATTACCGATACGTCTGAACCAAACGGTTTGGAGATTAGTTTCGCTGTTAAGCAACATGATTTTCATGAGTTTACCATCAAGAGTAAGCGCATTTTCCACTATTTTAAGATGAAGCCGATTATTGATGGTGGTACTGACGATAGTCTTTCTGATCACTCCTACTCTCATACCAATGTTGTTATTGATGGTGAGGGTTGGCGTATTGGTAGAGTATCTAGTAATAATAATCAGTACCCAAGTGCTTATAATGGCCCCGGTAGCGGACTTGTGGCTATCATGGGTAATATTGCATATCCCATCGATGCTAATAAGATTGTTGGAGAAGAAAAAGATATCGATAATGATAATATCCAGAGATGGAATCGTGCATTTAAGAAAGCCGATGTTGATAACTGGAAGCATCTAGTCAGAGAGATTTTGGGGTCCGGCCTGTATCTTGAAATTCATTTCGGTATTGGTGAATTGGAAATGGATGTTTCAAGAGAAGGTTTGCAATATACTAAGCAAGTCATAAAGACTCTCAAGGAAAAAACTCAGCATATTTATCTTTCTCTTAAGGAAGACATGAGTAAGAAACTTGAGTCTTGCACAAATCTTGTTGATGCATATACCACATATTATAATCTGAGTGATCTTGCTGGAGGATGGACTGCCGGTGCATCGTGGACCGATCCAGATGGTATTGTCCATGAATTGAGTAGTGGTAAGGATCTTGAATATAAGTTCAAGAAAAATAAGCAGTTGTATGTCTTTAACTGGAGAACCGCAGGATATCGTTCTCGCAGAATGATTTATCTTACCGATAAGATTCATCATGAAACACTACAGGGTAAACCAGCATATTATTGGTCTTCAGAAAAGAAGTCCGGTAAAATGGTATTTTTCAGATCTGATGTTAAGGGTGCAGAAACAGCAAAAAAGATTGTCACAAAGTATTGCAATCAAAATGATTGTTTTGCATATCTAATGATTGATAGCGATACTCCAGAGGATTCTACTGAAGGTTTTGAAAATCTTATCAAGCATATTGGTGGAGAAACTAACGTAGTTAATGTTTCTACCTATCGTAGTCTGCTCTCTACTGGTACTCGTAAGAGTAGGGGTTCTTCTGGAACCATTAGTAAGGATGAAATCTTTGCCATTAAGAATCTTGGTGCCGACAAAGAGTGCAAAGCACTTGGTGGTAATGATATCAATGACTCCTATTTGCTTAATGAGTTGTCAGACGATCTAATGTCCTATATTGAAGACGAAGAGAATGAAATCATTTATGTCCCGATTCTTAGATACGGCTCTGTTGCAGGATATCCTAAGATTAATAAAATTGTTTCATTGGCTCAAAATGATAAGACGGTTCTTGGAACTAAACTTTTTAATGATCAAAAGATTTTTGCAATCAAGCAAAATGCTGTTGAAAAACTCAAAAAGGATGGGGTCAATCTGGTATCTTTCAATGACTGGTTTCAAAAGTGTGCTACAAAAATGCTAAATAAGCTTAATGATCAAGTATCTATCTATAAGAATATTATAGAGTACTGTGGTACACAATATGGTAGTAAGGAAGGTAGGTCGGACAACTACTACTACAGTCCAGCATCATCAGATAGTCAGATTATGTATCATATTATTAATTTGTTCGGCTTGGATTACGATAAGTATATCTCTAATAAGGTTATGTGTGAAACAATAGATCAATGGCTACTCATTGAGTTTTTTGCCGTAACAATTCATAGAGTAACTTTTGATATTCCAAGACTGAATAAAGACGAGTATTTTGCAAAAATAGCGACTATTCTTGCGAGATATAATCTTAATGGTATCGATCCAGACAAGATTAGAGAAAGTCATATTTCTCTAAATTCTATGAACTCAACGCTAAATAATCTTTATGATGATGAACAGAATACTAATCCAATTACCGAAAGTCTTAATAAGACTAGTACAGCAGGTTCTGTCGTAGACAATTTGCCAAAAATGTCCGATATCAGAAAAACTCTTAAAGTCGAGGTTGACAAGAGTCCGATACTCAAGTATATTGTTGGTAGCAACGCAAACGACGGGAACATCAGAAGAATCTCTAGTAGTAATCCTTTGAAGACTTTTGATGATTCTTATCGAAGTAAGGGTGATTGGTATACAAATTTGGGTGGTGAGACAGGTGTGGTTACGTTTAGACAAACTTTGGGTAATTTGATTTAATTTCACAGGATATAGGAGATTTAAAATGAGTGTTCCTTTTATGTGGGTTGATGGTAACTTGACGCTGATTATTAATAATAAGGCGCATCAGGTTCTTCCAGATCATATTAATTACAGACTGATTCTTGAGGCTCTTCCAACTGCCACAAATGATGAATTGGCAGAACTGGTTGATATTGAGAAGGCTGTTTCTAATTTTAGTGATGGTCTGGTAGAGGTTAAGAATGGTAAGGTTTATTATCAAAATGAAGAAGTTCATGGTAGTATCAGTAAGCGTATTCTGGAGTTTATGAGCAAGGGACTGCCGTTTCAACCTCTTGTTAATTTCCTGAATAATCTTATGGAAAATCCAAGTATGCAGAGTCAAAAGGAACTGTATGATTTCTTGGAGCATGAACTGCTTCCGATTACTGAGGATGGTTGTTTCCTTGCGTATAAGGCTGTTAGGTCAGACTATATGGATAAGTATGCTGGTAAGTTTGACAATCATGTTGGCAAGATTTGCGAAATGCAAAGGGCAAAAGTTGATGACAATCGTTCGGTCGGTTGTTCACAAGGACTTCATGCTGGTGCATTGAACTACGTTGCTGGTTATGGCAATGCTGATGCTGGTGATCGTATTGTGATTGTTAAGATTCATCCAAAAGATGTTGTTAGTGTTCCCAGCGATTGTAACCATGAAAAACTTCGTACCTGTAAGTATGAGGTAGTTGGTGAATATCAAGGAGAATTGCTTAAGCCTCTTTATAAGAGTGAATTCAATGAAGATGAATACTATGATGAGGAAGAAGATCTTTATGATGAGTATGATGATGCTTACTGGGATCAATATGAAGATGAAGATGAGGAAGATGAAGAATACGATCCAGATCAAGATTATTGATTGAGGATTTGGTGCCTAGCAATAGGCACTAGGATGAAGGTGGGCCGCTGGGCGGATACTAGTTATAGGTTGGTTCGATTCCAACACCATCTTTTAGATATTGCTTTTGATGGTAGTGTTTACTGTCCCAATATCATTTGTGTAGGTAGTAAGTAGTGGGAAAAGGAAAAAATATGTTTAACGATAATCTTGGTTTCAACCCGTTTGATAAGAACAATAATGTCTATACAAATAAGTATGCGCATGAGAGGTCTGCATTTCTTGGTTCTTTTAATCAAAGCAACATTTTCGTCTATAATGGTAATCCTCGTAAGAAGATTAGTAGTATGAATCACACTAATGTTCTTGATGAAGCGATTAAAGCAAATATCGACAATCATTCAGATGTTTATTTTTATGTAAACGGTGGTAGGAAACTGTATGCGATCAAGCAATTTACTTGTTGTTTTTGTGATATGGATGCTGGTCGTGATAGCGAAGGAAAGTATTTTAAGCCTAGTGTAGTTATGAACAAAAAGAAACAGTTTCTCAAGAAAATCAATGAGTTTCCAGTTAAGCCAAGTTGGGTAATCGATACTCGTAATGGGTATCAATGCTACTGGATTTTTGATAATGCTAGCAGAAAAATTGTTGGTCACAACAAAACTTTCTGGAATGGCTTGCAGAAAAAGCTTGTTAATTATTTTGATGGAGATCCGAGAGCGATCAAGGCTAATCAGATTTATCGCGTACCTTATACATGGTGGCGTAAGGAATGGGAGAAGAAGGCTCCTTATTTTAGCAGTATTCTTCCCGGTAGCACTGGTCAACCAATTAATGTTGCTGATCTAAAATCAGCTCTTACTGGTCAACCGGCTACTTTGCAGATTATTCCTGAGAAGTGCAGCGACGAATGGTATAAGGGATATGCTCAGGCTTATAAGCAGTCTGATGAAAATGGAGTTCCTGTACCTATGGATGTTGCCAAACAAATTTTGAATAACCTTCAGAATACTTGTAATGCGTCATTTATGAACAGCAATAAAAAGCAGTATACAACTGCTATTAATGCTGAGTGTTTTAGGGCTTATGGTGATCCAATGCCTGTGCATCCTGTTGACGATACGTTACTGGACGATGCAGATGCCTCTGAGGATGCACAGGATGCTCTGTCTGACGAGGATATGAACCTCGACGGTCAGCAGACCAAGCTTTTAAAGACGGTCGTGGAGTTCCTTAATCAAGTCTCAACGCCCCTCTACTTTAGTAACAATAGATTCCTTTCTAGTGCTGCTAAAGACCTTGCATCTCAAATCAGTGATAAGTTTTGTATCGGATGAGGGTTCAGTGTCAGGGGTATAGGATGTTCTATACCCTTTGACACAACCCCTATAAGATAAGGAGAAAATAAAATGGGTAGACACACAAATCCTCTGTTACAGCTTTTATTAAATGATGAAGAAGCCAAGAAAAAATTTATTGAATTAATGGGTGAGTCGGGATCTGCAAAAGATCTTTACTATCATTTTGAAAATAATACGTTTTATGGTAATAAGTATTATCTTAGTCGCCAAACGATTAATAATATCATAAGGAGATTAGGATTTAAAGGCCGTAGAGGACGCAATCGTAAACACACTACAAATCAAAATAGATACAGTTTTAGATAAGATTATCAAATGATAGATAATATTTTTTTAGAGTCGATTAAAACACTAAGCACAGAAGAGCAAAATTTAAGACTTAAACTACAATTAGAATATATTAGTGATGAGTATGAGAAACAAATTATTTTTCTTCATAGTCAAATATCAAAATATTCTGCCCTATATAATGAGTGTCAGGAAAAATTATACAACCAATGAGCAAACTATATCATGCATGAAGATTATGATGAAAACTATGAAGATGATGAGTATGACTATGGAGATAGTCAGGATGATCCAGAGAGTCAGTATAAAAAGTACTTTAAATTTGATCCAGAGGCGTGGGATGCTTGGGGTAAAATGTTGTATGATGCTTTAAATGATATAGTTGAATATCCCTCAAATGTATGGTATATTTCACCAAAGACTGGGTTTTTTGGTTCAAATAAAGATATGTCGTTTCCTGTGAATAGTTACTTCTCCAATACTGGTAATGGTTATGCCTTCCAGTATTTGGGGAATAACTATCAAGGCTCTCAGATTTGGAAAAAGAAGTACTTTGTTTTCAATCCTATTGACATAGAATATAGGCAACACATACAGGCACACAGCATACACTTTTTACATCAACCTCATTACTATAAAGGACTATTTGATATTCTAAACTAATATCAATAAATTATTATGTCAAAAAAAGAATGGTTTATTGTCGAAGATCTAAATAAATTAGTAGAAAGCACAAGAGTATTAGTATATGATAATTTCAATACTACAAAAGATGATAAAGATGAATTTAGTATTTTGATGTCAGATCTATCGAAAGAAGAAATCAATGAAATGAATTCTGTATTAAGTCAACAAGAATGTATGATTATCGCAAAAGATATTGTTAAGGTTCAAAAAAATAAGAACACAGACGAAATCAGATATCTATTAAGCGATCAAAAATTTATGGAGATGATAGAGTCTTTTAATAGTAGAATGGTTAGTAATATACTGAGTAGTTTGGTTAAAAAGGATATTTTGGATAGTGCTTATGATGAAAATCTTAACGACTTTGTTTTTTGGGTGAAAGACGATGAAAATCAAAAAGAAAATCAAAAACCTGAAACCGACTGAAATAAACTTGCATCTAAAGTATAAATGTCCAGAATGTCAGATAGAACACTGGATATCTTTAGACGAAGCAAAAACAACAGGTTACATGATCGTATGTGACTGCAAAACAAAACTAAAAGTCAAACCAATAAAAACTATACGTATTTTATACAAAACAAATAAAACAACTAAGGCGAAGCCCGAAAAAATAGATCAGTCTATGCCCGTTGTCCTGTTGGAAAACTGTGTTAAAATACTGGTCAGTTATGGATTTTCTGCCAAAGAGTCTAAAACTCTGGTAGAAGAGTCTTATAAGAAAAATTCTGTTAACGATGCGTTGATTATAATCAAAGATATTTTGGCTAATATTGGAGGCACTAATGGCTAATATTGTTCGTCCGTCTAAGTTTGAAGATATTATTGGGCAGAACGAGGTTGTGGATCGCTTGAGAATCATTGTGGCCGGTTGTAAAAGTTCAGGCTCCACGATGCCTCATGTTTTAATAGATGGGCCTCCTGGCCTTGGTAAGACAACTGTAGCGAGTGCTATCGCCTCAGAACTTGGTGAGAATTTGTATGTTGTCAACGGAGCGAATGTCAGAAGCATTAAAAATATTCTTCCGTATCTTATGGGTATTGCACCAAGGTCGGTATTATTTATTGATGAAATTCATCGTCTACCAAAAGTAGTAGAAGAATTTTTATATCCAGTAATGGAAGACTTTGTTCTTAGTTTAGTTCTAGAGAATAAACCAGAACTTATTGATCTTCCTCAATTTACTCTTGTTGGTGCTACAACCTGTGGAGGCAGATTAAGTCAGCCATTCTATGATAGATTTCAGATCAAGGAACATCTTTCTTTTTATTCTGATGATGAACTAGCTAAACTAGCAAAGTCAAATGCTGATAAGCTTGATATTAGTCTGACTGATGATGAGCTTCTGCAAATTGCTAAAAGGAGTAAAGGTACTCCTCGTATTCTAAATGCTCGTTTGATGTGGTATAAAAGCTATACAAGTTTTCATAAGGACAAGAAAACGGATGTTGATGAAGTTTTTATGAACCAAGGCATAGATAATCGTGGATTAGATATCTATGATAGAATGTATTTAGAAGTTCTGAAGAAGAATAGAATGAATCCTCTTGGTCTTAAAAGTATATCTTCATTAACTGGAATTGCAATGGAGACTATAGAGAATAGCATTGAGCCATTTTTAATTCGTATGGGGTATGTTATAAGGACGCAAAAGGGTAGAGTTATTGGTGACTATAAGTAGTAGTCAGGCAGTTTTCTAGACCCCTTGAAGGATAAAACTCTTAATAAGGAACAATGAAATGATACTCAATGAATGATATTTTTCCATTACTAATAATAGTATTGTTCCTGATATCCTATATAATAATCTTCCTACTAGGTATACTGGTAGGGAGATTATTGTCATTTAATGGTGTATATAAAAATGAACCAATTACTAAAACAATATCGTCAATAGTAAATAAAAACACAGGACAACCAATATCAATTGACACTAGTAAATTTGTGGTAGATATAAAAACAGATGGATTAGAAAAAAAATATGAGCAACTAGGAGAGATAAAGCAAAGCCAGGAAACAATAGCTTCATCTGTAAACAAACTTAAAAATATGAAAGGTTAGGTTTTTATGGCAAAAGGTTTAGACGTAGGCACATCTTATATTGTTTTATCTTCAGAAACTGGCGACAAAATTCAATACAAAGATTTTAGAGATGCATTTTATATTATCAAGCCAACCACACCAGTTGCAACAAAAATGATAGAAAAGGGTCTTGCTGGAAAGGTTTTTATCAAAGATAATGATGGATCTTTTATTTTATTAGGTAAAGATGCTATAGAAAAAGCTATAGAAAGAAATGATACCGCAAAAAGACCAATGTTTCGTGGCGTAGTCTCAGCAAAAGAAAAAGATGCCAAGCGTATACTGGCATATATTTTAAAAGAGGTCACTGGACAGGCTTCTGAGCCAAATGAAAAGATCGTATTCTGTATTCCTGCACAACCTGTCGATCAAGAGGACGATGATTTTGATGTAGGATACCATGAAGACGTTGTAAAAACTATTTTATCTGAGTGTGGATATAGTGCTAGATCAGTTAATGAAGCAGAAGCACTATGTTATGCAGAACTAGAGGCTGAAGATTATACTGGTATTGGTGTTAGTTGTGGTGCTGGAATGACGAATGTATGCGTTATGTTAAATGGTGAGCCAACAGTACTATTTTCTACTACTAAATCTGGAGACTGGATTGATAGAATGAGTTCGGTTGCTACTGGTGAACCAGACAGTGTTGTACAAGTAGAAAAAGAAGGCGGCGGTTTTACAATAGGTGAACCAGTTGATAACCCTGTGCTAGCGGCTGTATCTGCATACTATGAAAGATTAATCGATTATACAACTAAAAATTTAGCTGCCGCATTATCTAATCATAAATCATTGCCTAAATTTAAGAATCCACTTACTATAGTTGTGGCTGGTGGAACATCACAAGCTAAAGGTTATATTGAAAATTTCAAGAAAAAAATGGAAGAAAATGGATTTCCAATAGCGATCAAAGAAATCAGACACGCATCAGATCCTTTACACGCTGTTGCTAAAGGATGTATGATAGCAGCAAAAGTATTGTAAAAGTATGTTCAATTTATTTTGTAAAAAAATCAGATTTGCTGTCAGGTCACCAAAATGGCAGTCTGTAAGAAAAGAGCATTTAAAAAAAGAATCAAAATGTAGAGCATGTGGAAAAAATAAAGATTTGGAAGTACATCACATAGTTCCAGTACATATAAATCCAGAAGGGGAGCTTGACCCATCAAATCTAATTACTCTATGTTCAGAGCAATGCCATATAATGTTCGGGCATTTAATGGATTTTAAAAGTTGGAATGCTAATGTTGTTGAGGATTGTGACACTATGCTCCAAAAAATACATAAAAGACCCTACAAATCATAGTCAGCAAAAGTTCGGGACCCCTTGACGATTTTATAGTGTATTAATAGTTATGGTTCTAAATAAAGGATCGCCACATGAAATCTAAAATATATAGTGTATTGATCTGGTTTTTTATGTATTCGGCAGGAATTTGTGGCACAATAGATCCTAATACTCCTGATTCTAAATATGTAGAATATGGAGATAAGTTTGTAAGTGTAGTTAAATTATGTTGTTTTGATGGCAAAGGACTATCTTGTGGATCAGCAGTAGTTATCCATCCAAATTGGGTAATAACAGCAGCGCATGTAGTAGAGAATTGTCATAGTTGGACTGTTAATATAGGAGAACATAAGTATAATCTTACAAAGATGATACCTCATAAAGAATATAAATCAGAAGTATTTGGTTTTGCAGATATAGCTCTGGGATATTCTGAAAATCCTATTGAATTAGATTTTTATCCAGAATTATATGAGCAGGAAGATGAGGTTGGTAAAGTATGTTCTATAGCGGGCTGGGGATTCACAGGGACATTCCATACTGGTACAAAAAGTCATGATGGAAAAAGAAGGGCGGGATCTAATTTTATTGATAAAACAGAGAGACACGTTTTGATTTGTTCTCCTTCTAAGCAAGATGAAAAAACAACCCAACTAGAATTTTTAATATGTAGTGGTGATAGCGGAGGAGGTTTATTTATAGGAAATAAATTAGCTGGAATTAATTCATCTGTAGTTGGGTACGACGGTAAATCAAATTCAACTTATGGAGATGAAAGCTGTCACACTAGAGTTAGTTTATATAGTCAATGGGTAAAGGATACTATTGAACATGAAGCAAAGAAATAATTATTCTCTATTGCCATATGAAATTGAGCCTGTATATGGGTTATCTCCACAAGATGCACAATTTTATGGATGGGAAATAGAAAAATTCAATATAAAAAAACATTGGCAATTTTCTCAAGGTGAAGGTATAGTAGTGGCTGTTATTGATACTGGATGTGATATATATCATGATGATCTAAAAAATAATTTAGTAGAAGGTATTAATTTAGTCGAAAAAAATAAAGATCCAATTGATAAGTGTGGTCATGGGACTCATGTTGCCGGTACTATTGCTGCTGAAAATAATGGATTGGGAATGGTTGGTGTGGCACCAAAAGCAAAAATAATGCCAATTAAAGCTTTAGACGATAGCGGTAGAGGTAATAATCAAGATATAATTCAAGGTATTTATTGGTCTGTAGATAGAGGTGTAGATTTTATTACTATGTCTCTTGGTTCGCCAGTCCCAAGTAAAAAACTAGAAGAAGCAATAGAGTATGCAAGACAAAAAAACGTTGTAGTATTTTGTGCTGCTGGAAACTCTGGAGAAGAATCAGAGATTTTATATCCAGCAAAATATGATTATCCTATAAGTATAGGTGCTATTGATCAAAATTTTAATAGAACTAATTTTACATGCAGCGGAGAAGAATTAGATTTTTTAGCTCCGGGTCACGATATATTGAGTTGTTATCCTGGTAATGCCTATGCCAAAATGAGCGGTACTAGTATGAGTAATCCATTCGCTGTAGGATGTGCTGCCCTAACGAAATCTTATTTTAAGAATAGGGTATTAACTAAAAATGATTATATAGAAATATATAAAGACAAAACACTCCCGTTAAAAAATAGTAAATATAAAGGTATAAGAAAATATGAAGGATACGGAATTATACAGCCCGTTCCTTAGCATTATTTTCCATATATTCTTCTAATAGCATCGCCATCGTATGCGCCCATTGCTTTTAATCTAGTTTTTTCTTTCTTTCTCCACTCTTCCATATCTCTATAGTATCCATTATCAATTCTGCCTTGAAAGAAAGTATTGATTCTTTTTAAGTGATTATCTAATGACATGCTATATGCAGTTTGATTATTCATGTTTGCAAAAGACATATCTATAGCGTAACCACCCTGAGCGGCTATAACAGATGATGCACTATTATTATATGCTGCGGGTGCGGTTGTTGTATAACCATCAAAAGGCATACCAGCAAAAATATTAACATGTTCGGCAGCTTGTAATAATGGTATAGGTATACAATATAAGCATATAATTATCCAACAGAATATGTGTTTCATTTTATTTCTCTTTTATAGCTATAATATCAGCACCATCGGTACTGTACATGATATTATAACCAAAATCCAACATAGTAGTCAAGCATTTTTTAAGAGCCAGTTCTTCTATAGAAACGTGTTCAAATCGTATAATTTTTGGCGTAAAAGCATTAAAATCAAAATTTTCTAAAATGATATGATCATGTCCTTCAGCATCTATTTGTAATACATCAAGTTTGACCTTAACGTATTGTTGAACAAGAGTACTCATTGATATGCAAGGAACTGAGAATTCTTTTGGTTCAACATCAAACATATGTTTAGCTTTGAGAAAATCAACAGTAAAGTGTGGAGTTGTCGATCCACAATAAAGACTTATTTCACCATCATAATTAGAAACAGCATAATTTAAAAATACTAGATCATTTTTTCTATCTTTATATGTTTCACGCAACTGATCGAATGCTACTTTGCCTGGCTCTATAAGAACACCTTTCCAATTATGTTTCATAATTAAATGATGTATAGGATCAAACGAGATTCCATCATTTGCTCCTATTTGTATAAAAAATACATCAGGAATACTTTCACAGTATTCGGCAAACTGTTCTTCTGTAATTAATGTTCTATTCATGATTTTCTGCGGCAGAGCCAAACAACATTGGCAAATTCTGTAGCCATGAAAGGTTCTAGTTTATTGTCTAGGCAAGCTTGTTGAACATCAGAATCTTGAATCTCCATCCAGCACCAAACCTTGTTCATTATATGTTCTTTAAAATATTCTAAATTTGGAGAATAATCATGAGCCATAATAATATCTCCAGATTTTAACATTGAAGATATTAATTTAAATTCATTAATCTTATTGCCACCATCACACAAAACTAGTGTTAAGCCTGGAGATTGTATGAAATCTAAAACAAGACCAGGATTTTGTAAACTTAAATAATCTTGAGTAAAAATATTGTCATAGATTACTTCTAAATTATTTTCTTGTTCCAGAACCCTGTGCGTAGGAGTGTCGTAGATATCAAATGTTTTAATCGGGACGTCTGACATACCAAGATCATTTAAAGTACGTCTCAAATAAAGACACAGACCCCCTGCTGCCGTACCTATTTCAAGAACTCTGGCAGGCTTGGTCTCTTGTAAAAGTCTCTTAAAAACATCAAAGGCACCCTCATGTTGCATAGCTGTGATGCCTAAGAATGCACAGCATCCAGTTATTGGGTTACCATTTATATCTAAATATCCACCTTCTGGATTAAGTATTCTTCCCACATGATCAGTTTGCATAAATATTATTAAGCTCCTCGAATGTTCTATAAAAACTCTTTTTGCCGACTATAGCGGCTTGACACCAATCTCCACTATCTTCATGATACCAAACATCAAAATTAACCTTTTTATATTTATCTGGATTAAAATTATGTTCTATTGTCATAATTACTTCATCTAGATATAATGTTTTTTTATTTAGTACCATATCTATGAATCTATCTGTTATATCATTGCAATATTTTATAATAGGCTCTTTCTTACCACCGAATATACCTCCAATAATAGATTCTCTGTCTGTTGTCCTAAGATGTATAGGATCTATCCAGTGAAGCCAGTCACTTATTCTCCACATGACTACGGTTTTAGGGTCTATTAGATTTATAAGACCATCAACCAGCGTGTTATTAAATAATGAACAATCTGACCATTTTTTCATTGGGTCATTTTGCATAGGCAAATATTTGAAAGGAAATAATGCAGAGCTTGATAGTCCAACGTCCATATAATAAAAATTATCTGTGTTGAAAAAATTCTTTTCTACAGTATTTTTAACCATTAAAAATTTTGCTTGCATCAAATCATATGTTCTGTCAGATTTTTTCTGTTCTTCTGGATCTTTTATTGTACGAATAACATCGTATAGTGGGCTTTTATATAGATCAAATGGTACAAATTTAATCTTATCCAATATTTTTTCGCCATATTCTGCAACTACAAAGGTTTTAAGTTCTTCTACATTTTTTTCCCAGCAATATAAAACAATAGAACAATCCATTTTGAGCATGGATATTAGGCCATAGAAATATTTATTTCTTGGATGTACTCTTCCTCCAAATTCTGTTCCACAAAGATCATAGTACAAGCATGTAGTTATTGTTAGGTTTTTTAGATCCATTTGTCTATTCCGGATAGGTTCATCGCTAACTTAGCGCTATTTGGCCATATACCATACTCATCAAACCACTGTCTCTGATTATCGGATATATATTTAAGTAAATCTTCTTCATCTATGACTTCATTGTATTTTTCTTCTATAAGAGAAGCTACACCATCATTGCCCTTTTCTTTATATGTTGTATAAGCCGTTTCTCTTGGTATACTTATATAGTGATAATTAGGTATTAGTCCATTATGCACACAGTCCTTGTATTCTACTCTTATAAACGGGACTCCCAAGGCACAATACTCCATATCTCTATAACAGAATTCTCCGGGGTAATCATAGGGATTTGAATATCTGTCTAAATCCATATAATATGCTAAAGCAATTTTCTGTTTGGCTAGTGTTTGCATATATAGATCAAACGGTAAAGTTTGTGTATCTATGACATTTTTGTCTCGTAATATCTCTATTACTTTTCTGTAAGATCCTATTCCTGAACCTTTCCAGAATAAAGATTTTGACCTATCTTCTAAAGCAGTATTATCTCTTATATCTCTATATTTATTAATATCCCATTCATCTATTGAACCAAAAAACCATGGCCTAACATCTGGTAGTCTATGGACAAGATTATCTCTTTTAAGCCAATAATAAATATTATGATAATTAAAGTGTGCAGATAATAGTTTTTGACAATTTTCTGACTTTAAGTAGTGAACAACATAAGAATTAAAATATTCTGTGAATGTCAGTACTACAAATTTTTTAGTATCTAAATTTTCAATAACACAATCAACATCACTTAATGGAGGATTGTGATCAAACCCTCTGATATCACTGAGTAATTCTAATCTAGATGATGCTACTTGATTATCTGGATCAAAATAATCTTTCCATTCAACATTAAAATATTGCTCAAGATACTTGGCAAATTTTCTAAACCAAATAGCATGATATCTTCCCCAGACCTTATTATCTATACGATGGAATTTTATTGTGGTCACGGAAGATTTCCTTGAATAATCTCACACCAACCTTTAGATCTACTATGAGGCCAAACAACCCAACTCTTTGGCTTAACTTCTGTAGAAAATTCTCTCCAAACTTTGCAGTATCCGTCAGGATCATTTTTCATACGAGCTATTTCAGCTTCATCGGCATCCTGTCTATAGAGATCATTTCCGTTATCATCTTTAAAAGCAACGCACCAGAAATCATAGTCTGTCTCAGGAACTTGCGAGTACCCTATATCAATACAATGTTTAAATATATTTAAGAAAGAATTTTGATATTCTTCTTCAGTTGAGAAAGCAGGATTTGGAGGCTCCTTATGATCAAGAGTATATCTTTGTACAGCTCTTTTCTTGAAAGAGATACCAGCATATTTCTCATAGTCTGCAACGGTTCTTTTCTTTCCAAATCCAAATGGACCAAAATCTATATCATTTGTAAGGCCATCCATTTCGAATAATTTTCTATTTCTTAGATGAGAGTCATTATTTCTTTGTGGCCATACAGGATCATCGTCCCATTGTTTTGATCTTCCTTTTCTTGTATATTCATGCCAACAAACAACTTTGTGTGGATGAAAAATATCATACCCATGAGTATACGCCCTAACTGCTATACTGATTTCTTCTCCGTGGAAATAATAGTTAGGATCATGAGGAACTTCTTTACAGAATTCTCCTACAGTGAATGCGAAATGAGCAGAATAGAATCTTCCTCTAACTGGACGATTTCTGTCATTAAAAGAATCAAATGATGCAGGAAGGAAGAAGATGGCTCCCTCTGGAATGAATCTATCGAAATTCATTTTCCAAGGTTCTTGCACCCTTTTTTCTGGATCGTGTTCTGGATCAAAACTAGGAATATATGCTGTAATGAGAGGTTTCTTAAAACCTTCTTCTTGTAATCCTGTAAGCATATCTATAAGTGTTTTATCCCAATCTTTTGCAAATCTGTGGTGTGAATCTAGTTGAAGAGTATATTTTTCGCCGTTATATAATTGTTGAACAGCATTTCTTGCCCAACACACCCCCTTTGAGTCTTTGTAATTGATATCAAGTATTCTGAATCTTGGATCATTTTTGTATTCGTCTAACTTATCCCAGCTATCAGCGTCACTATGCTGCCAAGCTATACCAACCCTAAGATTCTCTGGATATGTGGCATTATCTATCATATCCTTAAGAGTTTTAAGTAACTCTGGATCTCTATATGATGCTATTTGTATAAAAATTAAATTTTCAGTTTTCTTTTCTTTCTGACGCTTCATAAAAATGAACCCTATTATGTGTAATTGGACTAGCTAGTAAAATGGCAGGCTTAACTTTGTTCTCTCTGGTCAATGTATAAATGTGGCTCATCCATGTTTGTTCAAAAGGGTGTGCCCACGTTGTGTCTAAGAACATCTTTTTATTACCGTCCTGAGATATAATATGAGGCCAGTTAGAATAGTAAATCTCACCCTCTGCATATGGAGTACCATTAAATGATTTAATGCAGGAAAATTTTGTTTGTGGTCTTTTCTTGATGTTTCCAAAGTATTCTATTTTTCGTTCACCTGGAACATTATGCCACGCCCATTGTTCTGAATTATTTCCATAAAATTCACTAAATGTTAACTTTAAGAAATCATAATTTTCTATGTCCATAATAGATATAGCTGTTTTTAACAGATTTGGAACATATTTCCTGAAACCAAATTTACAAGTTCTGTTTGGATCAGTATCAACAAGCATATCATCTTCAAAAAATAACATGTATTTTGAGCCTAATTCTGCAAAATGTTCGGCGGCTAATTGGCGACCACCACAAACACCTATATTACCTTTTCTAATTTCTGTAAAACCATATTTTTTAGATATAATATCATATAGAGGAAATAGTTCTTCTCTATTAGTGTTATTTATTAAATATACTTTAGTATTGTCTAAAAATGATTTATCATATTGTTCAAATGAATCACAAACCATCTGCAATTGTTCTGGAGAATTAAATGCATTTATATATATAACTATATCATTATTTGTATGAGAAACTTGTTTAACTGTAGTTGATTGTGCTAATTGTGTCTTATCATTTTTTACATTTTCAAAGAACGTGCCAAGTAAACCATTACCTTCTATCATTTCTACTTGGAAAACTTCTGGATCTAAATAGCTCATCAGAGTAAAAATACTCTCCTCAGTACCCATAAATCCTTCATTAAGAGAATCTCTTAACAAACCATAATACATATCATTCGCATAAGATATAAACTCTTTGTGTCCTCCAAAGAATCCTCCTCTAGCAACTCTGTCTACTGTCTCGCTTTGGGCGAATTTACGCATAGCATTGATATCAAAACCATGTATTTCGCTATTTGTCTCATAGGGAAAACATACAAATAAAAATTTTGAAACTAACTTTTCAATTTTTTCTATGATCTTGTCGTGATAAAAATACCCTGGATGAATTGTATTTGTAATACCTCCATCTATCCAGAAATAATAGTCTGTATCGAATATATTGTAACACTTAGCGTTATGCAGCATGAACATTTTGCTCATAACCATCGGATTATACCATTCCATCTTAGCTTGTGTACTTTCTTTAAGCCATCCAACTTGATCGTACCAACTTGGATTAGTTCTTATAGACTGCACTTTATCAAAAAATGGAAAAAAACTACTATTAAAAGATTTTGCAGGCTGATGAATGACAGCGGTATTGCTCTTATCTCTAATATCCCATACAATATTTTCGTTTTCTTGGTCTATAAAGACACACATATTCGTGTCTCTAGTAGCCTCTAAAAGTCTTTTAAAGTGATCGACATAATGATCAAATTTCCTTGACCATCCTTCTTCTAGTCCTGATCTTCCTAGATCCCATATACCAGTGACTAGGGTAGTATTATGCATAGAGAGTATATTCTTATAGTTAGTGTAGTTAGTACCTAATAGTTATCACACCGGACCTGCATAATACATAAGATCAATCTGGCGTTTGTCAAGAAATAAAAATTCTAAATAGTCACGATATTGACAATATGGTCGAATAGTGTATTATTACTGATGTATGGTTGGTAATTTTTTATAACACATATAAAGGAGGGTTCTGGCAGATTAAAATGTCAACGCAAAACAATAAAGATAATGAAGATAGGAAGTCTGTTAGAAGAGCTAATTTTTCAAAGAAAAGGAATTTTGAACATAAAAAAGATGAAGTGGATGAACACAAGATCAAAAATAAGATTAAGTATGAATTAAAATCTAGAAGAAGAGATATGGAAGAAGAAGAGCTATGGGAAGATTGGGAAGAACAACTAGATAAGTATAGATAATATGGAAAAATACATAGAAGAATTGAAACATGCCGATTGTTTCGAGCACCAAGGTAGTCTGTACCTAGTAACATCAGACTTTAAAAAAAATGGAGAAAGGAACTGCGTTAATATAAAAACGGGCTGTTCCATGTGGCTGAAAGGCAATACTATAGTTTCTGAAGCTAGTCTTTACTCTATAGATAAAGACAATAATTTTTATCCAATCAAAAGCGAAACAAATGTCGAAACTCTTATTAAAAATAAGAATATTTCTTAAGTCTCTATTTTTCCATGTTTGGGCGGGATTTCCAAAAAGCCCTCAAGAAGAAATAGACAAAAGGTGGCAAATATGTATATATTGCGATCAGTTCGATAGGGTGAATAACCAATGCGGTGTTTGTGGCTGCAATTTATCTAATAAGAAACAATTTATGAATAAATTAGCATGGGCTGATCAAGAATGTCCTATCGGCAAATGGAATAAGTATGAGCAATAATATATCCGTAGTCATTTCTGTCATGAATAGGAGTGACAGAATTATTAGCTGTTTATCTTCTTGGGTTAATTTTCCAGTTATCAATAATATTGTTTTGGTTGACTGGTCTTCTAAAGAAAATATACTTGATAATTCTAATATAAAATCTTTTCTTTCTAAACACCCACATATCAATATAATTAGAGTGGAAAATCAAGAATTCTTCAGTTTGCCAAAATCATACAATTTGGCAATAGGTAATACCATAAATAATAATATTCTTAAATTAGATATAGACCATATATTATCGTCTCCAAAACTACCAACTTTACTTGAAAGCATTATTCCAAAACTCAATACAGACTTTTACTGTTGCGAACACGTTACTGTAGAACACTGGGGCATTTGTTTTTTTGATAAGTCAGCTTTTTATGAAGCAGGTAAATACAACGAAAGATTAAACGGCTGGGGATATGATGATCAAGATCTATACAATAGATTATCTAAAATTCGCAAAAAAAATATTATTAGAAATATACCATACTTAATATATCATAATCCTCATGGAGATGATTTAAGAGTAGAGAACTATAAAATAAAAAATAAATTTGAGAGCAACAGAATAAATGAATTAATAGCTAAAGGTAATATGTGAATACTAAACATCGATTCAATATAGATAAAACCAGTGGGGCTTGGGACGGAGATATCGTAAACAAACACTATCACGATAATAATTTATGTCAATCATTGATCAATATTTTCAAACAAAACAATATAAAAAATGTTCTTGATCTAGGTTGTGGTATTGGTAAATACTCCAAAGCATTTATTGATAATAATATAGTCTGTAATTGTTATGATGGACATCCCGATACCAATTTATTAACAAACAACTTATGTGATACAATAGATTTATCAAAACCAATATCACTAAAAAAAACATATGATTGTGTTCTTAGTCTTGAGGTCGGAGAACATATACCACAAATATATGAAAATAACTTTATTAACAATATTGTAAACCATAGTCATAATCTTATTATTATAAGTTGGGCTGTTCCAGGACAACCTGGAGACGGTCATGTTAATTGCAAAACAAACGATTATATTATTGATCGTATAGAAAAATACAATTTTTATTTTAATGAAACAATGACACAAACGTTGAGAGGACATTCGTCTTTATGGTGGTTCAAAAACACAATAATGTTTTTTCAGAAAACAAAACCATACTAGTTACCGGTGCAGCAGGATTTTTTGGCTCGCACATGGTCGAAGAGATTTTAGTAAATACATCATGGAATGTGGTTGCTTTATGTAGACTATCAAGCATAGGGGATATGGATAGATTGATGGATAGCAACCATGTACAAAACAATAAACATAGAATAAAATTTATCTATCATGATCTCAAATTTGACATACCATCATACACAATAGATAATATAGGGTATGTCGATTATGTCGCTCATCTAGCTGCAAATAGTCATGTAGATCGTAGCATCACCCACCCGAAACAATTTTTTGAAGATAATGTTATAGGAACTATCAATCTACTAGAGTGGTATAGGCTCAACAACCCATCTGCAATATTCATAAACTATTTAACAGACGAAGTATTTGGACCAGCACCAAATAACTATAATTTTAAAGAAGATGATCGATGGAGACCTTCAAATCCATATAGCGGAAGTAAATGCGGACAAGGAGCGGCAGGAATATGCTATCATGTTACATATAGTTTACCAATTATCAATACATATACAATGAATATGTTTGGCGAAAGACAAAATAAAGAAAAATTAATAGCTAAATCTATTTATAACATTAAAAACAATTTACCTATTCCAATACACTCAAAAATAGATGATAATGGAAATGTTGAATATGTAGGAGAGAGACATTGGTTACACGCTAGAAACGCATCAAATGCCACCCTGTTTCTCTTTAAACATGGAACACCCGGAGAACATTACAATGTAGTAGGTAAAGATTGTTTCAAAAATGATGAAATTGTAAAAAAAATAGGAGATATAATGAATAAAAAACCTATTTTAGAATATGTTGATTTTCATAAAACAAGACCAGGACACGATAGAAGATATGCTTTGGATGGATCAAAATTAAAAGATATGGGTTGGACACCACCAATGGATTTTGATATGTCATTACAGAAAACCATACAATGGACACTTAAAAGAACATAAAACATTAATGATAAATTCACAACCATATCTCATTATAGATAGAAAAGAACATCAAATTCCTTCAGATTTTGACTATTCTACATATTTAAAACTTAATCCGGATCTTCAACAAAAAGGCATCAGTACAGAAGACCTAGCGAAAAAACACTATCTTCTATTTGGTATTCATGAAAACAGAACATATAAAAAACAATCAATTATTCATGGTAATATAGATCTTGATTTTGATGCAGCTTTTTATATATCAGAATACCCAGATGTTGCAGAATACTACAAGCACACCCAAAACATATCTCAATATGAAAAACTATTTCATCATTATATACATTTCGGTAAAAAAGAGGGTAGATTTAAAAATAAAATAGAACAAGACAAATCTTTAATCAATATAGACGAATCTATTCTTGAATTAATACAGTCTAATGATCTTATATGTCCTCAAAATAATTTAGAATGTGTTTGTTTATTAACTACTGAAAAAGAATTCAAAAACGGTAAATTTAAAAAATTTATACTACACTTGATCAACCAAACAAAATCTACTGATATTAGTAAAAATATAGATTTTAAAATTATATTTAACAGAAAAAATAAAAATCAATCTATAGTTTTGACAAAATTAAAAAATATATTCAAGAATATAGATATTATTAGTTTGGACCTGTCTAAAAAAGAAGATATATATACAAATAAAATACAAACAATAGAAAAATTACCAAAGTATGGCCTAAAGTCTGGTCCAAATCATATGTTTTTCCATGCAATGAATCAACACCATCAATATAATACAACATTACTATTAGAAACAGATTGTATACTTGGAGAAAATTGGTTAAATAACCTATATTATTATACGAAATACGCAAATGGATTTTTAGTATCTGGTGCTATATATGACGGAACAGTATTTACCAAAGCTGGATCAGCAATGATGAATCACATCAACGGTGGAACAGCACTATATGCAACAAATAATACTATTCTACAAAAAACAATAAAAATACTATCTAAATTTTTAGAACAACAAATTATTCATAGTATGCCTGGATTAGCATATGATTATGCATTAAAACTTTTAATAGATCAAAAAATAAATAATAGCTATAATAATCAACCAGAAAGAGAAGTCTGGCAATTTATTAATCGTAATTACTTACCATGCAAACTGATTATAAATTGTAGTACTGACAACAATTCTCAAACCAATATTAATAATCTTATCAAAAAATACAATTATTCAATTCTGCATATAAAGGAATAGCATGATACATAAAATAAAAGTAACTCATAACTCTGGCTTATTCTCTTGTTTTAGTCAAAGACTGTCTGCTATCATAAAATATGCAAATGAAAACAAAGTTTTTCCAGATATAGTGGATAGTTCGGAACAATTTTTAATGTATAAAACAGATAAAAGTGTGGATATAACTGAAACACTAATTCAAAACTTGGATAATAAAATATCTTTTACAAAACCTATACATTTTACAGATCAATTCACAGATTATTCAAAATTAGATTTTTCATTATTAAACCCTATTATAGGTAAATATTTTAGTATTAGTGATATAGTAAAAAATAGATTAAATAAATTTATTGTAGACTATGATATAGATTTTTTTGATACATGCTCCATATTTTACAGAGGAAACGATAAAAGACTAGAATGTAAATTAGCTACTCCAGAAATGTTTATAGAAAAAGCTCAAACAATTAAAAACTATAAAAAATCTATCAAATTTCTAGTTCAAACAGACGATACAGATTTTCTTAATCAGTTTACTAGTACTTTTAAAGATTCGATTTATTTTAGAGAACTTCCTACTATACATAATAAATCCATGTCTGTATCAGGTTCACTACCAGAAAACCAGAGACTTAATCATGCTATAGATCTTTTAGCAGCGGTAAACATAGTTGCACGATGCAAATATTTAGTTACTCACTCTGGTAATTGTGGATATTGGGCAAGTCTATATAGGGGTAGTCCAGATGGTATTATACAACATTTTACAAATGAAGCCAATGAAAATTATGGATGGATTTTATGAACACACAAGATATAGATATCGTCGTTGCTTTGGCTGGTGGTCTTGGCAATAGATTACATACTTTATATTCTTCACATTATCTTACTATTAGATATGGATTACCATTAAAATATTATTGGGCTAATGATTTTGATAGTAATTGTACATTTCAAGATATTTTTGATGCCCCATTCATTACAACGGTGTCAGACGATGATACACGCAACAGAATCATATTTAATAGTAACGATATAGTTAAACAAGAAAATTTGTCTCAAAAAATATTTTGGATATCTCCTTTTGTAGCCAGATATGAAGACAGTCCATATGAAATAGATTGGCAAGAAGCTTTCTGCTCAATACCTATTAGACCAGAAATAGTTGATCGTATTAATAGTATAATAATACCTAACAATTGTATAGCAATACATGTTAGAGCAGGAGATATTAAAGAAAAACTAAATGTAGATCCAGCAGACATAAGAGAATATATTGAACCAAAAAGATTTTTGCCATATATAGATTTTTATTTATCTTTAAATAAAGATCAAATTTTTTATTTATCTTGTGAAAATTATGAAGATGAACAATTATTTATTGACGAGTATGGAAAACATAAATTTTTAAAACTCGATCCGTGTATTTATAACAGAAACACCATACCCGGAGTTATAGATGGGTTTACAAATTTGATTCTACTATCTAAATGCAATACAATAATAGGTATGATAAGCTCTTTTTCCGGCATGGCCTCAAAAATTAATAATAAACCCCAAATCATAAATTTTCAATGAACACAAATACAAAAGTATATACTTATTATGAATACGTTGACGAAATTGATAATTGTAAAAGTAGAGCATATAAACAAAATAATTTAATTAGTATCTGTAAACAATCCTGGGTATTGCACGGATGGGATTTTATTATCTTATCCCATCAAGATGCAAAAAACCACCCGTTTTACGAAGAATATAACTCTATTGTAAAAACATTTCCATCGGTTAATCCGGGCCAATATGACTATCATTGTTATATAAGATGGCTTGCAATGGCTCAGGTTGGTGGTGGACTTATGATTGATTATGATGTTGTAAATTATGATTTAACTCCTGAAAACTCACTCAAGATATTTAATCATACAGATAAAATAACTATATATCAAGGACACGTTCCATGCGTAGTGAATGGAACACAAGATCAATATTTATCAATATGTAAAAAATTTACCGAAATAGAGATTGAAAAATTTTTAGATAATAGTCGTGAAGAAAAACATATATCTGATATGATTATTTTATCAAAACAAAATTTTGCCAACAACCTGAATAAAATACGTTATGTTACGGATTATCCAACAATAAGCCCACTCGTACACTGCTCACAGTCCCACTGTGCATCACATCATATGTCTAAATTAGATGCTATGAACAATATTTTATCAAGGATTAAGGAATGATTTTCAATACTGTAGACATAGCAGATCGTAATAAAACTAATCATTTTTTATTATATGAGTCAATAAATAACAATAATAAAAATATTTTATTTATAGGATCTTGTAGAATGAGTCCTTTAATGTATTATTGGCATGAATTATATCCTGACTGGAATATATACAATATATATATACCATATTGGTCTGATAGGTCTACACTAGATCACAAAAGAATACATTCAATCCTCAAGGACACAGACCTTATAGTTACAGAAACAGTAAAAAATTATGACATTCTAAATACAGATAGAAGAATTCCCAATAATTTTTTTGAAGTCTTCGATACTCAAGCTCAAGAAATAAGAATAACAAATTTACAATTAAGTATGTTTGCACACGATTTACATAATACTTATAATATAAAAACTTTGGATGGAAAAATAGAAGAATTTAATCAATCCAAAAATAGGCTCAAAGATTCTCTGATTGGAAAAAATCAAAAATTTATATGGGAATTTATAGAAGATCATTTGTTTAATACTAGATTATTTGCTACCCATAATCATCCTACAAAAATTTTAAGTTTGGCATCTTTTATACATATCATTAAACAATTAGGCGACAGTATAGATATTTCTTATCTATCAAAAGTTATTGATCCTATTTTTCTTGAAGATCACTATACTCCCATATTAGAACTTGATATAGATATGTATAATTTTACTTTTAAATTTCCTGTGTTTACAAATAATTTTCTAGAAGATGCTTCTTATAAATACAAACCATCAAAATTAGAAACAAATATATCGTTAGAGTTAGTAGAAAAATTATTGTCATATACATATATCCATCACAATTAAATTAGAAACAATTAAAAATTTACATGATAACATTTTTTAATTCAGACAAATATGAACAATTATATCCTGAAGTTAAAGATTATAGTCCAAATATATCAAATAAACACTATAGACTATATGACCATTATATAAAATTTGGAAAAACATTAGGATATGCTGGTAATCATAAATCTTTACCAATTTTTTATCATATACCTAAATGTGGTGGAACCAGCATAATGTATAATTTATTTTTGGAAAATATTGATCGTCAATATAATACAATAATACAGTCTAACGGCCTATATCTAATAAATGTAGCAGAAAAAAACGAAACAATAATTCAATTGATATGTTATCCATACAACAGCGTCATTAAACAAGAATTATTTGTTAGTATAGATGTATCTAATAATAGATATTTTAATACAAATATATCATATAGCACGAATAATATTGATTATTTATGTAAAAATTTTGATATTCTAGCTGTTTGTATAAAGTCTTATGGTCTAAAAAATAGTAATACATATATAGATTTAATTACACAACACACACGCAAATATCCCGAACTGTATACCGTACTTAGAAACCCTAATGATCGCTCTAAATCAGAATTTTATTACTTAAAAGATTTTGGAATTTGGGAATCTTCGGCATCTTGTATAGATAAAGATACATCTTTGTATGAGTATCTTGCCTTAGATAAAATAACAGATAATTTTATTATCAGAAATCTTATGGGAATACCAGATACACAAGCAGTATCAAAAGAATATTTAAATTTATGTAAAAATATTCTTGATTCATTTACACATATAGGAATTCTAGAAAATTTAAATTTATTTACAAATTTTGTTTGTGAAAAATATAATTGGATCTATCGTAATGATAATCAAAAATTAAATGAGAATAAAATTTCAAAAGTTAAATTATTGTCTAAAAAAGAACAAGTATTATTAAACAATAAAAATTTTTATGATAATGAATTGTATAAAATATATTATAAACAAATAATTAAATAAACTAATTTTAAAATTTATGTTATCTGATATTAGTATAGATTATTTTATAATTACACATAAAATATTAAAAACTAATTATATATTTTCTAATACTAAACTTTTAGTTGGGCAAAATACAGACATAAAAAATTCTCAATATATTATATGTAAAAATTTACCAAATAATATAGAAAATTATCCATACCTATGTTCTTACACAGCATGGTATGCCCTAGCAAATAACCTCCTATCATCCTCTAAAAATGTGTCTTTATTAGAATATGACATTGAAACAGACGAACAGTTTAGTTTATACAATCTAGAGGTCTGTAAAAAACAAACCAATCACAACTATATAATTTCTTATAGTAAAACTTTAACAAACCATTATGTGTTTTACAAAAGCACACCGTGGTTGGAGATATCTCTTAAAAAAATTCATGGTATAGACCTCAGATATTTTGTCTTATTATATAAAGACTTATACCCATTTTGGCCAACAACTACTAATGTAACTATGCCAATAGAAATACTAATGTCTTTTATAGATTGGTTTGAACCAATGACAAAAATTTTTAGACATCATCCTCTAGGAGCATATGTTCATGAAAGAGCTTTTTTCGTTTTTTGCGCACTTAATAAAATTAGCATATTATATGCTCCAAATAATCTATTAGTACATAAGCAAGAATGCTCGCATCAAACAAAAGACATTTATGGAACAATATTAAACAAGTATAATAGCTTATATCTAACTAATAATATGATAACTGAATATGATATGCTATATAACAAAGAACTAAATCATTTATGTCAAATATAGATATTACTCAATTTTATTTAACAAACATAATTGATCCTGATTTTGATGATGTGTTCTATATTAAGCAATATCCAGAGACACAAGATTTTTATCAACCATTCTGTCAAAATAATAATATAAATAATAAATATAGACTTTATTATCATTATAAGATTTATGGAGAAAAAAATCATGCATATAAAAATTTAAAAGAAATGGAAAATGATCTACTTGGAGTTAATTTTATAGTTCCAAAATATTTTAATGCTGAAGAATATGAAAATATATACCCTGAGTCAAATCAGCATTTATTTAAAACAGGATCTCTGATAGCTAAAGAAAAAAAAATATATCACCATTTTTTAAGCAGTCAAAAGAAAAATATAACAACAAAAAATATTTATATAAAAGTTGTTAATGGACTAGCCAACAGGATTAGAACACTGAATTCATTTTTTAGTTATGCAACTAAGCATAATAGAAAATTATATGTTTGTTGGGAGAATGGTCCAGGTTGGTCTAATGAAAAGTTTCATGACTTATTTGAAGATATTGATTTTATAACATTCATATCAAATGAAGAATATAATAATAAAACTAAAAATATATTTAACTTAGATAAACACATATACAAAACTGATGATAATCCAGATTATTATATAATTAATATACCGTCTCAAGATATTTTAAATAAAATAGAAAATGAAGAATTTAGCTATTTTGGAGATTCTTGTTTGGAATATATGTTTACTTATTCTTTTAGAGAAGAGTCAACAATATATAAACTCCTAAAACCTAAAGCTAGTATTTCAGAAACTATTGAAAATACAACTTCTCAATTTAACGAGAAAACCATTGGTATTCATATCAGACGAGGGGATGCTATGAATTCACCATGGGATAAAAATTTTAAAGTATCTGATGACAATACCTTTATAGAAGCAATAAATAATGAGATACGTTTAAATCCAGATGTCAAGTTTTTTCTGGCAACAGACTGTATTAAAACACAGGAAAAGTTCTGTTCCTTATTTCCTCAAATCATTGTAAACAATACAAAGATTTTTTTTGATAGTGTCGATCACACAAAGCCCAAAGATAACCAAAAAGATGCCGTAATAGATATGATGGCTTTGTCAGAAACAAAATATATTATTGGATCAAATTGGAGTAGTTTTTCCTACATTTCTTCTAAGTTTAGACATATTCCTCTTAAAATTGCGCTCAATCATAGACAAGACCATGAAAAACAAATCTCGGATAATATCAAGGTGTCACTGATCTGTGCGGTAAAAAATAGAAAAGAACAACTTTTATTTGCTATTAGATCTTGGATTTTATTTAAAGAAATTGAGGAAATTATTATTGTTGATTGGTCTTCCGATGAATCTATTGATGATATAGCAAATATTGATCCTAGAATTAAAATTATAAAGGTTCCTGGAGAAAAATATTTTCATCTGTCCAAAGCATACAATATTGCAATTCGTTCTTGTAAAAATAGAATAATTTTGAAAATGGATACTGACTATATCCTAAACCCATACTATAATTTTTTTAATATATATCGTATTAATAGGGGCGAATTTTTAACTGGTTCATGGTCAGATAAATATTTAGATCATAATATTGGATTTTTTGAATATCTCAATGGTTTTATATATGCTTATAAAAGCGATTTATTAGATATAGAAGGATACAATGAAAATTTTGAAGGATATGGATATGATGATAGCGATCTTTATAGTCGATTAGAGGAGTCAGGATGCAGAAGATTATATCTAAACCATAATTGTGCAGCAATATTCCATACTCCACACGCTAATTCTAAAAGATTTGAAAATTATAAATGCTCTGATATTAATATTTCCCATGACAATAATGTTATTATATCTCAAAATCGACATATTAATAAATCTAAAAACAGAAATTCAAAAATTATAGGAATAACATCTCAAAATGGAACTCTGGATAATGCCTATTTATTAGACAGTAAAACCTTTTTAAATAAGATTGGAAATAACTCTGGAAATTTAGTATTTCAATATGCGATATGGAATTTTATTAATGAAGAAAAAATTTATATTAATAATATGACACCAACAGAAATAAATAGTAGATGTAAATATGTTGTTGTTCCATCTTCAAGTTTTATATCTGAAAATGTTGATTATACTAATTGGGCTAATTTCTTAAAAAATATCAAGGTTCCGTTAATTTTTCTTGGGGTTGGAGTACAAGCAAAGAATTATGAGATAAACAAGCTCAATCTTCATCAAAGTGTATTAGACATAATAGAACTTTTTAAAAATCCAGATAATATTGTTGGGGTTAGGGGAGAATATACAAAAGAATTTTTAAAACTATATGGCGTGGAAAACACAGTTGTAATTGGTTGTCCTAGTAATTTTATTAATCCTAATAATCCAATAGAAACTATAGAAAAAAAATGGAATAATAATATAGATTCTATTATGTGTAATTCTGGCGTCATATGGTCAGGAGATAATACCAAATCTATTGCAGAAAAAAAGATTGTGTCTTTAATTATAGATAAAAATGGACCATACATTATTCAATCCATAGACCCTTTAATTGATTTGGTTAGATATAATAATACATACCATCAAAAATCAGAACTTAAAACATCAAATATAATGAAGTCCCTACTGCCACAAAAATATCTTAACGATGAAATATGGATCAATAATTTTATTCATAGTAGATTCAAAACCTATATAAATATTACTCAATGGCTTGAAGACGCTGCTAGATGCGATTTTAGTTTTGGCTTGAGGCTTCACGGCAATATGGTAAGCTTTCAGTCTGGTTGTCCTACTGTTTGGATATATCATGATTCCAGAACCCAAGAATTGTGTGAAACAATGCAGCTGCCGAGAATTTCAATAGAAGAATTTATTACAAATAAAATAATAACATTAGAAGACGTTAAAAAATACGCTACATACAATCCAAATCTATATTCAGAAACCAGAGAAATACTAAGAAAATCTACCAAAGAAATACTGTCAAATTATAAAATTAAAAATCTATTATGAAATTATTCACAGTATTAAGAAATTCTGGTTTTGGAGACTATGTTGGTACAACACGGGTACTATCAGCTATTTTGGGATCAGAATATAAATATGTTGTTTGTAATCAATTAAAGTACTCAAACTATCATTGCAAAAACTTGGATTTTATAAATCTATTTTTTAATGGAGACTATGTAGATTTTGAGCCACAAAATATAATTAACATATCTTTTAGAGATTTATTAAATCAAAAAACAATTACAGATCATAAACTTATAGCTCTAACAATAGATAATCAAGACTTCTCTTCGTTTTCAAAATTCGGAAGATTAGATATTACACCCACCCAATCTTTATTCACATACAAGCCTACAAACAATCCCTTTTTAGAATCTGAATCTTTTAATAAAGTTACTCTTCACTTAAGAGAGACAGACCTTGTTTCTGCTAATAAATTAATAAGACCTATGATTAATCCTTTAAAAATTAATAATTTTATCAACAACCTATTTCAAGAAAAAACAGACATCACCATATGCTCGGACACTGCTCAAAATAGTTCTTATCACAATCAAATTAAACAATTATCTTTTTCTGATAATATCAGAATTATAGATACTTTTATAGGCAAAGATACCGAAACAACTATAAAAACAATGGATGCTATATATTACAGTGATACTACAATTTCTAAATCATCTTCATTTATTCATTTGTTTAATACAAAAAAAATTACTGTCCCAGATGAATTTTGCTACAAAACTTTTGAAGAAATAAAAATCTAACACAGGTACTAAAAATTATGATACAGCAGTCCGCTACTCCAATATGTAGTCATGAATCAGGTTATTATGAAAATAATTTTGATCTATCAATTATCTCTCCATATGACTCTACGATAGACTATAGTATTAAATATGCTACAAATCAAATTATTGATTTATCTAATATTAATGATGGTCATCATTATACTAAACCAATTAAAATTTCTAGAACCATGATATTTAAATACATGGGTACGAGAGAAGGATCTTATAGGATTTCAGACACAGAATCAAAAATATTTGTATTGAATGATATCATAAATAAATTCCCTATAGCTTTCATTGGATCTTGTTTGGCTAAAGGACTATCTAATAGGTGTTATCATTTAGATGATGTATTTGAAATTTTTATAGGCAATAGTCATACACCATTCCTACTAACAGATTGCTATACAAATATTAATGAAAACATTTGTGGCTATGCAAATAGTAACTACAAAAATATTTTTAAATTATTACACCCTCATACTTTTTTACATTCTTCTCCATATCTATTTAAATTAAATAATTTTTTATTAAGAAAAGAAATAGATGCTATAGAAAAATTTTATGAGATATATTCAAAATATAAAACCAATAATCAGTTTTATGTTTTAATTAATGGTCCTATTTTTAATACTCGTAAAAAAATATTTACTCAAGAAGATATTACGACTCTAAAACACGACAAATTTTACAAGATACACCTTAAAAATTTCCAACAAATTCAAAACTCCAACATTACCTTATTGTCCGTAGTTGATTTTTTTGCTGATATGATGCTAGACGGATTAGTTATGCCTCAAGATATTTTTGGTTATGATCAAGATCATTATTCTGATTTCGCTAATTCTTTGATATTAATTTGGCTATCTAATATTTTAGGTATATATCAAAAAAATAATAATTCTTATTTAACTTTATTAGACAAAATAAATAATAACAATAATATAATTAAATTTATAGAAAAATATGGATTATAAAAAATGATTTTAGTAGTTGGACCAGGAGGATCCGGACAATCTTATTTTATGCAATTCATAAATGGGTTGTTACATCTAGAATATAAAGATAGATTAATCTATATAAAATATAATCCATTAATTACCAATTGTATTATAAATACAGATAAACTAAAACACATATCTAGTCCAAATAAAATAAAAACTAGCATTGACAAGTGTATCTATATATTTGGAGATCCACATCTTTCAATAATGTCTCATTTCAGAATGGGTTGGGCATATGCTCTAGGCAATCCATATAACCTAGAAAAAAAGGCATTAATTGATTATGATACTTATATTGAAATTGCGTATAAAGAGAATAAAGATATGATCGGTATAGAATGGCAGTTTGACAATTGGTCAACCACTAAAACATCATTTCCTATTTTGTTTTTGGATTTTACTACAATATTAAATAACACACTTATGATAGAAACTTTTCTAGAAAAAAAAATAGATTTTAGTTCGTTTAGATATAGACCTAGGACATCACAAAAAAATAACGATAAAATATCTATAATTTATGATAATCTTTATTCAAAAATGAAAAATATAAGTAATATTAAAAATGAAATGATCAAATGATATCACATTCACAAAACAAGCAAGATATTTTTGTTTATGAAGAATTTTTTAAAAACAAAACAGAACCAGGGTTTTTCTTTGAGGCTGGTGCTGTTAATGGACTAGATATTTCTAATACTTTATTCTTTGAAAAATATTTAAATTGGTCAGGAATTTTAATAGAATGTAATCCTATTTATTATGAAAGATGTGTCAAAAATCGCAAAGCTATAGTAGAGAATGTGGCTATAAGTTCTGTAGAACAACCTCTTTTATTTTTAAATGCTCAATATTTGGGAGGACTATTAAGATTTATGCCGATGAACCAAATCAAGGAAATAGAGTCATGGTACGCAACAAAAAAACCAGAAATACCCACAATATGGGTTGAAGGCGTAAAGTTACAAACAGTCTTTAATAAACATAATATTGATCGCATAGATTATTTTTCTCTAGATATAGAAGGCGCAGAATTAGAAGCTTTAAAAAGTATAGATTTTAATAAAACATATATTGACGTTATGACTATTGAATGTAAAAGTCAACAAGCTGAATTAAATAATTTATTAGAACAAAACTCATTTAAACTTGTTCATAAATTAGGAGCTGATCTAATATATAAACATGAATAAATATAAATTACATTATAATAATATATATTTTTGTGGAGAATGTTATTTTTCTTATGCTCTAAAAGAATTTTTACAAAAAAATACTAGTGCAAATATTCAAAATTTGTCGATAGGTTCTGGAAGCACAGAAACATTTCTGACTATCCTAAAATATAAAAAATGTTTTGATCCTGGCATTTTTTTACTGGGTGGATCAATACATGATAAATGGGGTTGGAATAATGGAGAAACCCTCAATGATATTTTAAGCTGGTTTAATACAAGCTTATACGACTCATCTCTTGTATTATGCTTAACTGGACCATATGAAAAAACTACAGATTCAATTTACGATCACAGATTAATAAATGAATATAAACAAAAATTCGCTGAACAACATAATATACCATACCTTGATCTAAGAATAAATAAAGAACATATATTTGACAATATTCATTTCAATACAGAAGGAAAAGAAATTTTTAATAATAAAATTTTAGAATTCCTTATTAATCAAAAACCTAAATTAATTAATCCTAAGATAGAAAAAATAGAAAGAACCACAGACAGATTAGAAATCAATAATTGTAAAAGATTTACTATTATTCACGAACACAATAATGCCTTATTGGATATATTTAATAATGAGAAACTGGTAAAACAACTAACTCCGTACAGACTACTATCATCCAATCCAACCAGAATCCCATATATAGACAGAACACTGTATAATAATTTTATAAAGCCTCACCATGGATTTATTAGATTTAGTGAGCCGGTTTTCATACATGCCACTATAACATATTTTTAAGAGCATTGGAATCTATTGAAACAGATTTGTTAAAACATATAATATCTGTCAAACTAAAACCGTCTCTTTTACAAACCTGTATCAACTCTTCTTTATTATGAATTTTTGTAAAGTCACTTGGCCAACCAATATTTTGTATATTAAACATGGTATAGTTAGAGATTAAATATTCGAACATGGTTTCGTTATCGTTTACTTTTGTATCTAGTACATACGGATGAATTTCTAGTATTAGTATACAATTATTTGTATTTAATAAATTCATTGCTCCACTTATAACATGAGGTTCATGACCCTCTGTATCTATTTTAATGATATAGTTTTTATCAATACTATTTATTTTACTATCTATAGTTACTGTTGGTATTTCTATATCGCCCCTATAGTCTATACGACCCGAAATATCTTTATTTTCTACACAGCTAAATTTAGCAACTCCACACGAACTAGAAACAGCATATGGATATAGATGAACAGAATCTTGTAAATTATTAAATGCTATAGATTTTGTTAAACATTGCACATGCTTCTCATTTGCTTCAAATAAATGATAGTCTAACTTTATATCATTCTTTAACATATGTAGATCCAATAATAACGAAACCGTACCAACATAAGCACCAACATCTATAATAGTACAATCATTATCATATAGATCGGCTATAATATTACTTAAAAAATTAAGATGACAATGCTGTATATTTTTTACTTCGAAATCCTGATCGTACACAGAGAGATTTCTATTACCTATAGGCAGGGTTTTGATAAAGTTATCGTCTGCATTTGCAAATAAATGCATATTATCATGTTTAAGAACACAAAATTTTATATTAGCCATAAATAATTTTTGTAAGATGAAGTAAATTGCGGGAACTCCATATAATTATACTATCAAACTAGGATTGATGCACAAAATATCTTTTAAATAAGACACTAAAATGGATTCATTGTTCGATACCATATTCTTGGGCGATCAAATAAGGTGGCAATATCCTTCATTAACGGAAAAACAAGCATTTTTAAATCATGAAAATAGAAACTATAGATTGGATAATAATATCTATATTGGCTGTGCATGGGCGTCTATTATTGATTATATAGAGAATCATATAGTTTCTTGTGTTACCGATGATTTTTGGAACAATTGTGAAAAATCCAGAACTTATCTAAATTCTATCATAGATAAAAACCAACTATTTATTTTAGATAATCTTAATAGTCATACAGTTTGTCAACATATTCATTGGTACAAACTATTAGGATATTGGCAGTATCTTGGTATTAAAAATATTTGGATTTCTCATAATTCTAATACTTCTATAAAAACTACAAATATAGATATACATTCGTGGACATTGATTGCAACCAATACAGAAATTCCTGATAGGAATACAGGACTATATACAAAAAATATCCAAGATAAAAAATATTTGTGCTCTTTCATAGGAGCATATAATAACTATTATAGGTCTAATATTAGATTAGAAATTAAAAAAGTTTTAGAATCAACATCCAAAAATAATATATATTATCATTTATACGATGATTGGTTTTACCACGATGTTGTATATGAACACCAAATAAAAAATAAAACCATTTCAATAATAGCAAAAAATAATTATATTACACATACAAAAAAATATAATGAACTATTAAGTGATTCGGTTTTCTCTCTCTGTCCTGAAGGGACAGGACCAAACACACTGAGATTATGGGAGTCGATGAGTGTTGGATCTATTCCAGTACTTTTTGAAAATGATTGGATACCACCAGAAATAAACGAATATGATTGGAACGATATCTCTATAGTTATACCAATAACAAAAACAAAAAATCTTCTTGATATACTTGAAGAAATTCCTCAGCAAAAAATAAAAGAAATGCAAGAAAACTGCATTAACGCCTACAGGTATTTTAGAAATAAAACGTGCTTTTGAAAAATACGGTCGGTTGCTACTACATTGAACAACGGTATTATACTGTAATAAGGGAGAAACCATGCAAACAAAATATCATAACCAAAACATTCCTAGCTACAATATTAGTAATGACGATATTTTTGAAAGAATTCTAAAAAGACTTTCTTCAGAAAAACTAGGTAGTTCTGTTATAGTACCTCATGTATGTAATAATATAGATGTATTCGGCGGAGGTTTTGCTGCTGCTGTGGCCAAACATTATCCCGCAGTGAAAGAGAATTACCACTTACTGGGTAAAACATTCTTAAAGAACAATTTTGGACACGTTCAATTTATAGATATTCCAGTAAAAAATAAATATGGTCATAAGTTAGTATTTGCTAATATGATAGCTCAAAATGGATTACCTGATCGTAATAAAAAAAGATGTTTAAATTATGCTGCTCTTGTTAGAAGCATGATTTCTGTGTCTTCATTTATTAAACAGTATGGAGATAGAAACAAAAATCCTGAAGCAATCAATTTTGAAATTCATTGTCCTAAATTTGGTTCTGGTATTGCTGGAGGAAACTGGAATTTTATTTCGGATCTCATAGAGGATATTTGGTCAAGACACGACGTTTTTGTATACGGATATAACAAACAGAATAACTCATGAAATTTTTGCATTTTATACCACACGTTAATAGGCCAGACCTAACACTTCTGGCTATCAAAAGTGTTCCAAATCTATGGGAAAATACTATTCTTATAGATAATAGTGATGATGGCTCTCTGGCACCGTACATAGGATCTCAACTAGAGTTCGGATTCACGGTTATTAGACCTCCTGTACCACTAACTACTGCTCAGACATATAACTGGATGAAGTTTATAGCCATAGACCAACAGACAGACTTCATCACATTTATGCACAATGATTGTGAGGTTATAACAACCGATGGAGATAAGATGCTAATAGATCAAGCAATATCTTCATTTAGTGATAACAATAATAAAATTGGTTGGATTCATCAAGACGCTAATGAAAACGAAGATTTATTTTGCGCATATAAAACAGAAATGTTGCTAGATGTTGGTGATTGGGACTGGCTTTGCTTCCCCTTTTATCATCTAGATATAGATTATATGCGTAGAGTTAGAAAAAATGGCTGGACAATCTCAAAAACTCCTGGTATACTATGTAAGCATCATAGCGGAGCTTCAAGTACAATCAAAAGTAGTAAACTAAGAGGACTGATTAATCCCTACTATTTTAGTGTTTCAGAAAATTTAATGAACATCAAATGGTCAAAATTAAATGGAGATTGGTCTAATCTATAGTTGGAGGAAAAATGTTATTGTTTTTATTAGCGCTTTTTTTATTAATGTGTTTCTATGAATAGACTCAGAAATCAAAGAGTATATCTGGCTGGTGCTATGGATAGAGTTCCAGACAGAGGTACAACATGGAGAGATAATATTACTCCATTTTTGGAAGAAATGGGTATAAGGGTTTTTAATCCTGTTAGTAAACCAACAGACATAGGATTGGAAGATCAAGATAGTCATCTTATCAAAACCAAACTAAAAGAAAAACAGAGATATGATGAACTGGCATCAATGATGAAAATCATAAGATCTGTTGACTTAAGGTTGGTAGATATAAGTGATTTTTTGATTGTAAATCTAGATATTAACACTCATCCATGTGGAACATTAGAAGAAATCTTTTGGGCAAATAGGCAGAAAAAACCTATTATCGTACATATGGTTCAAGGCAAGCAGCAAACACCTGACTGGCTTTTTGGAACCATACCCCATCAAATGATATTCTCTACATGGGAAGAAATTAAAGACTATCTGGTTCATATAGATGGTGCAGAAAATATTGATACTTATAGGAGATGGTACTTTTTTTCCGTTTAAGATATGCAAAAAATAATAAATGAAATCAAGTTAGATTTCGACGATGTTCTCATCAAGCCAAAAAGATCAGCACTAGGTAGCAGATCTGACGTTTCTCTTCAAAGAGAATTTAAGTTTTCTAGTTCTACAAGAACTCTATCTTGTGTTCCAATCATGGTAGCTAATATGGATACAACAGGCACCATAGCCATGAGCAGGGTAACAGATACAAACAAAAGCATCACCTGTTTGCATAAACACTATAACATAGAAACTCTTGTAGATCACTTTAAATATGGAGATTCGTTGTCCTTTTATTCAACGGGCATTGGTCATCTAGATATAGAGAAAATGGATGCGGTTTTTAGCAAATTAAGAAATATTGGCGTACAATTACCAAATATTTGTGTTGACGTTGCGAATGGGTATAGTGAACGATTTGTTAAGGTTGTAAGATCATTTAGAGAAAAATATCCAGAAATTATTATTATGGCTGGTAATGTTGTTACTCCAGAGATGGTGGAAGAACTTATCTTGCACGGAAGGGTCGATATAGTGAAAGTAGGTATAGGTTCTGGATCTGTATGTACTACTAGACTTAAGACCGGAATAGGATACCCGCAACTATCTGCTGTAATGGAGTGTGCTGATGCTGCTCATGGCTTGAAAGGCCACATATGCTCCGATGGAGGCTGTAAAATTGTTGGAGATATATGCAAAGCTTTTGGAGGAAATACAGATTTTGTGATGCTCGGAAGTATGTTTGCTGGTTGTGATGAGTGTGAAGGAGAATGGGAATATAATGGTTCTGGAAAAACATATTTAAAATTCTATGGCATGAGTAGTCAAAACGCTATGGAAAAGTATCATAATGGCGTTGCAGATTATAGAACCAGTGAAGGAAAATGCGTAAAGGTAAAATATAAAGGTAGAGCAGATGATATTATCAAAGATATCTTTGGTGGTCTAAGAAGCGCATGTACATATATTGGTGCTTCTACAATTAAAGACTTTGGAAAGAAAACAACATTCATACAGGTAAATAACACACATAATAAAATTTATGAGTAAAATTAAACAAATTAATTTCCAGTCTCCTATAACATATACAGGATATGGGGTCGCTGGCTACAATCTCCTTGTATCTATGATGGAAAACAATACTGACGTATCGTTGTTTCCAATAGGACAACCACTAGCCATTAATCCTGAAAAATCTGGCTTGATTGAAAAATCTCTAAAGAATAGATTATCCTATAATCACAAAGCACCATCTATAAAGATGTGGCACGCTTGGGATTTAGCTTCTAGGGTAGGTTCTGGAGATTATTATGTATTTCCATTTTTTGAACTAGACACATTAAATGAAATTGAACAACACAATTTTAAATGTTGCGATAAGATATTTGTTTCTAGTCAGTGGGCAAAAGACGTTATAAGTAAATACAATATTAAAACGCCAATTACGGTTGTACCTCTAGGTGTTGATACAAATATTTTTGATCACAACCTAAATGATAAAGTTCAAAATAAGCCTGATGCTTATATTTTTTCAGTAATTGGTAAATGGGAAATAAGAAAATGTCATGATATATTATTAAGTATTTTCCAGAAAGCTTTTCCAAATAATGAAAATTTTGAATTATGGATTAATGCTTCTTCTGATAATGGATATATTACTCCCGAAGAAAGATTACAATGGGAGACAATGTATAAAAATAATCCTTTGAAAGACAAAATTAAAGTATTTCCACAATTGCAAACACATAATGATGTAGCTAAGTTACTATCTTATATAGATTGCGGAGTGTATATCTCACGAGCAGAAGGATGGAATCTAGAACTTTTAGAAACTATGGCTATGAATAAGCCCGTTATAGCGAGCAACTACTCGGCCCATACCGAATTCTGCACAACGGACAACTCTTATCTTATAGATATCGAAGAAACAGAACCGGCATACGACGGCAAATATTTTAAAGGACAGGGGAATTGGGCTAAAATTGGCGCTAAACAAATTGATCAAATAGTAGATCATTTACGCTACGCCTATAAAAACAATGTAAAATCTAATCCAGCAGGATTGAAAACTGCTCAATCGCTGTCTTGGATCAATTCAGCTAACAAAATCCTAAATTGTGTATAAATAATTATAGGAGATACTCTATATGCCAATTCCCGAAAAAAAGCCCGACGAAGATAGTAAAAATTTCGTTTCTCG